AGCGCCAATACGGCAACAGGATCGTCATCGCAATTCTCTATGAAATAGAGGTGCTTGAACTTCCTTCCCTCGATCTCGGTTTCGGTGATCATCAATTCATCTTGCCTTTATTGATCGCCATCAAGTTAATGGCATATTCCTCGTCCGTGACGCCACTGATCGCCGCCGCCTCACGCTGCTCAGGCGTCAGCGTCATGGTGCGCTGGCGAGCGCCATTGCCGGTGCCATTTGTGCCGCTGCCCGATCGCGCCACCGGTGCGGAGGCCGCACGACCCTGCTTCTCAGCCGGTCGCGAGGCAGCGTCGGCCGTTGGGTCGTCATGCGTCTCCGCAACGACGGGTGCTTTCTTGATCTTCAGCGTCTCCTCAATTGAGGAGAGGTATTCGTCGGAGTCGGCGATCAGGCCGTCAGCGAGCGCCAAATCGTGCGCCGCCATCATTTTGCGACGTTTTGCAGGATCGGTGACGTATTCCGAATGCTGACGCACCCACGCAGCCGACTTTGGGAAGCCGTTCGTGGCAATCTGCGAGGCAAAATCATCGACCGGATCAATGCGCGGCCTGACCACCGGCTTCGGCGCGCTCTCAAGGCGCTGTTGCGCCTGTTTCAGCGTCGCTAAGTTCGATGCGTTCTCGGCCATTGCGTCGACGACGTCGCTTTCGCCGTCGACATCACCCGCCGCCCGCGCATCACGCAGGCGTTGCTTCAAAACCTCTTTGTTTTGCGTCGCGGTGCTGATCGCTTGCTTGACCATGTCGAGTTGCGAGCCTTGCGCGTCGCCACGTGCCTTCGCTTCGGCGGCCCGCGCCTCTTGCGCGTCGTTTTCGGCCGCAATACGCGCCGCACGCTCACTTTCCGCGCGACTTTTCTCGTCTTCGAGCTGCTTTTTGAGTTTTTCGAGGCCCTCTTCGGGCGAGACTTCGACTTTTTTCGGCTCCGGTTTGTCCTCGGCAGCCTCAAACATGTCCTTGGTGTTGGGATCGCGGAATGGCGCCGCTTTTTCGCCCTCTTTGCGCTCGGCTTCTTCGAGATCAATCGTGACTTCTTCATTTGTGGTGCTCATTTGTCTACCAAATCTCCCCCGGTGACTGAATACGGCCCTTGATGTACTTGTCGTACACCAACCGGCAGTGAACGGGCGTCTTGCGAATCAATTCCATCGCCCACGCCTCCTGCGGGCGGATGACGAGCCATTCGTGCCGTTGAATTGGCTTGTCGTTGAAGACGGCACCGTGGCCGACGACTAGGACGAGCCCCACCTTGGACTGATAGAGATCCTCTTGGAGATTCGATTGCGTGAGCACGATGCCACCAATGGTCTTCTCGGGACGGCGATAGGTCGCGATCAGCACATGGCAGTCGGGTACTTCGTAGTTGATCGTGCCCACCTGCTCCAAAATAGCGGAGCGCGGATCAACCTCGTGCTTCATGGCGGTGGCTGGCATGTTTACCTCTCGTTGATGGCCTTGACGACGTCGGGAATGTATTCTTCGACGACCTTTTTGAGCTGGGTGATCTCGCCGATCATCTGGCGATACACTTCGTGTGATAAGACGTAGCCGGGCGATTCAAGTCTCTGGCGCTGTAGCGTTAGCTCCTCGCTAATGCGTTTGACGAGTTCACGCTCGAATAGAGTGTTGAGCGTCTGCACATATCAACCGTAGGCGCGAATCTTCTCCAACCGACCTTTGGCGCCGCCCGAGGCATTCTTGATGGGATAGCGGCCCGGCTTCGCGAATTTTCCGACCACAGAGCCACCATCCTTGCGCGGCATACCCGCGCCGGCCGGTGGCATCTGCGGTGGCGGCCCGACGGGCGGCGGTGCGCCCGCGTGCAGGCCCATCGGACCCGCCCCAGGGGGCATCGGAGGGCCACCCTGGGGCGGCATCATCGGGCGTGGGGAGGGCTGCGAAGGCGCGATGATGATGTTGACGTTCATGCCCTTTTTGGTACGACCACCTCCTTTACGCGCCATACGCCCGCCTTTGGGGCGGGTCCCGCCGTCGATGACGCCACCGTCGGCTTTATGGAATCCTTCCAACGTCTTCGCAAGACGCGCACGCGCGCCTTCCTTGCCGCCCATCTTCGCCGCCTTGTCCAGCTTCTTCTCGGGGATCTTCTCACCCGCTGGCACACCGAGTTCTTTGTGGAGTGCGCCCTTGTGCTTGATGGCACCCGCGATCCAGTTGCCACCGCCCGATGCGCGCTTAGCGCGGCCACCCGAGCACATGGAGCACCCGCAGCCCGCGCCGTGAGCGGCACCGCCTGATGCGCGCTTCTTCGCCGCCGTCATGCCAGGCGATTCGGTAGGCTTCGGCACGACGTCCACATAGCGATCGGGACGACCGCCCATGTCGACACCATAATCCTTCTTCACCTGCCCCACCGACCTGCTGAACGGCTTATTGCCGTTGCTGTCGGTGTAAGCGTTGACACCCTTCTTCCACGATCCGCCACCGCTCGCTCGCGGCACCGGCTGTAGGCCCATCGACCCGCCGACCGCCTTATGCGCGCGTCCGCCCGCCATGAAGCCACCGACGAATTTGATGCCATCGCGCGACTTGTTCGCTTCGCGATCGTCGCGATTCACCAGTGCGTCTGCAATGGCTTTGCCACCCGTGGCGCGCGGCTTGCGGCCTGCGTGGGCGCAGCTCATAGAGCCGTTGACCTGACCGCCGCCTGCGTACTGACGGCGGGAGAGCACGCGCATACCCGTTTGCACGTCACCGTTTTGAGCACCAGATGGTTCGTAGCCTGACGCATCCGTACGTTCGTGTGGGTCGTTGCGGACGTAAGAAGCTATTTTGGATTTGCGCTGCGAGTTGGCTTGCTTAGCGTATTCATTCATGGGTGATCCTCAATCTACTCTCACGTTACCTTTCCATCAACGCCCTTACTAACATCTTTGATGATCTTCTTGGCCTTGAGCCCCGCCTTCGTCACGCCGACTTGCTTGCCGGATTCGCCCACGGTCGGTGCCCTGATAATTTCTCCGGCGAGATTGATAGCCGACTCGCGCTCGCGTGCAATGGCATCCTGCTCACGCGCGTGATCCTCGTGCTGCAGCTCAAGCGCCTTGAGGCCCACCTCACGCGCCCGTGTCTGGCTGTCCAGCATTTTGCTCTGCGCGGCCATCGTATCGGCCGGCGTGTCTTGCGGTGGCGCTTCGGCGGCGGCGACGCCTTCTCCCTGCGGGGAGTAATGTCCCACGGCGATCTTGTTCTGCTCGGCGGCCATCTTGGCCTTAGCCTCAAGCAATCGAGCCTGGGACTCCGTCGTTTTGGCGGCTGTGGCTTCCTTCTCGTTTTGCATCTGTTCGTTCATCTGAATGAGCTGCGGCGGTGGCGCGGCCTGCGCCGCGGGCGGCACGAAGAATTCGTTCGGATTGCTCCAGCCCATCGCGCGCAGCGCCGCGGTATCGCAGGCGATCGGATCGTAGAGATTCGGGCTCGCCTGTTGGAGTTGCTTCATGCCCATGATCTTCATCGCGCGTTGGCCCATGCTCGCGGTGTTGGGATCGGCCTGCGGCACCAGCTCGCAGTTGTTCGCGGCCTGCATGAAGCGCTCTAGGTCCCAGGGCTGCTTCAGCTTGCAACGCTTTTGATTCAAGAAGGTTTCGGGATGGTCACGCGCAATGCGCGCGAGCATCTGCAGCTCCTCGGCCTGGCACGCACACAAGCGCTTGTGGACCGAGTTCATGATCTTGACCGCCTGATCTATGAGCGCCATCGTGGTGCCCACAGGCGCCTCCTCACGCCCCTCGCCCACCTGCAATTCGCTGGTGCCACCGACCCGCTGGCCGGTCTGCACCATGCTCTCGACCAATTGCATCAGCGGCCCCATGTGCGCGGTCTCATAGGGGAGCGGCATCACCGCTTGCTGAATGGGCATGCCGCCCGTGTCGATCTGCGCGCTGCCGCCCGGTGGCACGCGAAAGATGTTCGTGTTCTGGCGGCTCGAAGACTTAGAAATCAAGAATCCGGGGAAGCACGCGTACATGCCGTTATCGAGCATCTCGCGCCACGCGGCTGTGACCGCATTCGTGGTGTTGCCCAAAATATGCAACAGGCCAATGTCGTAGAAGCCAAACCCCGGCACGAACGTCCACTTGACGTAATTCACGAGCGCGGTCGGCAGCTCCTGATCATCCTCGTCGTAGTTCCGCGAGATGGCGAGCACGCGCCGTGAGGACACGTCGATCGTCACCTTATAAGGAATCTCGAGCCCTGACTCCTTGCCCTTGTGGTGGTGTTCGAAGCCGCGAATGTCCAGCTCGCAGTCGATTTCATAGATCTCGCGGTCGCGGTCATCCGAGCGGAAGTTGTCGGGCACGATGCCTTGCTGCGCCTTCTCGGCCTCTTGCACGGCGTCCGGTTGCGCCTGATTGGCGTCGCCCAAGTCAATGTCGCGGTACACGCCCAGGATCTGCAGGCGCTTCACCACCGACGGGCGCAGATACGTGCGGTGCGTGACGCGACGTGCATTCGCGAGGTTGACGGCACTTTGGTTCACGATAATGTCGTCGGCATCGACCGCTTCGGACACCGGACGGTTGCGCAACGGGCAGAAGTACACCTTCTTGAAGGTCGTGCCACCGAAGCCGAGCATCAGCAGCATTCGATCCGTGTCGGGGTAATACTCGCTCGCTGTGACCGTCAGGTAATGATTGAAGGTGCGCTGGTAGTCGTTTGCGAGTTCATCAAGCCGGGCGGTTGCGTCGTTGTCGTCGTTCCTGATCTTGCAGGGACCGTCGGTGGGGAGCAGTTCGGAGCGTGCATTCGCCTGAAATCGCAGCACCGCTTCAAGTAAGAGAGGGTGACGCACCTTGGACATGCCCTCGACAGGTGCCCCATCGGTCGCCCCCTGAATGCCGGGCTGCTCGATCTTGAGGCCGAGCAGCTTGATGCCCTTGGCGCGGTCCTCGATCCACTCGCGCCGCGACTCGATGTCCTGGTCGACGGCACGCAGGAGATCCTCGGCGATGCGATTCAATTCATCGTCATCAATGCGCTCGACGAGGTTGCCGAACCAGCCCTTCGGCCCCGCGCGCTTGGCCGCGGCAATGAGCGGGCGCCCATCGAGCGACACCGTGACCGAGCCGTCGCCGTGCTCGATCTTTAAGATGTTGCCCTTCGTGTCGACTTCGGGCGTATCGCCTGCGCGGTCCACCTCAATAGCCACTTTGGCTGCGGGCGGCAAGTCGGGCTCGTCCGGCCCCATGAGGCGGATGTTGGCAGCGCCGAGACCGACAGGAGGACTTACGCTCACGCGTTCTCCTCCAAGTGTGTGATCAGCTTCTCGACATAAGAAAACTCTTTGATAAAGAGTTTCATGCCCGCATTGGCGGCAATGTCGTCCCTCGCAGCAGCGAGATGATACGTACGTTCGTATGTGTGCGGTGGCAGACCTTTGACGCGCACCGCAAAGAGATAGGGCCGCTGGCGGCGGCTGATCAGGTCAGCGGTGGCGTTGCAGAGAACTTGGCAGTTGTTCCCAACAATGATTTTCGCCACCGCCGCATCGTGTCACACCGGATAGAGGGGAGCAAGTTCGCGCAGTCTCCCGTAATCCTTCAACGCCTCATTCTCGGCCGCAAACTCGACCGACCTTGATATGAGCCCGTTGTCGCGCAGGTAGCGCAGCCCCATCGAGGTCAAGTCGACAAACTCGTCATGCGCCCCCTTCGGAAACTGCGCATTCTGCTTGATCACCTTCTCGACCCACGCATACTCCTCAGAGGGCGCAAAGATCAACCCTTCGGCAAAGAGCGGTGCCACCGAATGCAATCGAGCGAATTTGTCCTGGCTCTTGGGATCAAAGAGCTGCACACCAAAGGCCGCACCAAAACTATTCAACGTGAACATGCGCCGCATCTCCTGCGCGACCGAGATGCCACTCGCCTTGTTCTCGATCAACAATAGATCCACGCGCCAGTCGATACAGCTCTTGATCACCCGCTTGACGAGTGCGTTCAATTCGAGCCGATCCTCCCACGCCGTCATCAACATGACGCGCGGCAACGAGCGGGTGTGCTGCGCACTCACGGGGATCGAGCCGTCGGTGAGTCGCAGCCGATCGCTCGGGTGTCGATCAATGGAGATAATGCGCGTCGCTTCCTCGCGCAACTTATCGTCGACCGCCGAGTACACGCCCCACACGCAGAAGCCACTCGGATCGTTCATTTGGTCTTCGGTGTACGCGGAGTCGAGACACCCGAGCGTGAAGTCCATTGCCGGGAATTTCTTCGGCAGCCACAGCCGCCACCACTCGCGTTTGATAATGCCGCCGCCCGCAGGCTCCGGGCGCTGCTGCATCTGCCCCGCGAACACATACGGCCCCATGATGTTCTCAAGCCGCACGAGCGCCGCTTCGCTCAAGCGCTCCGGCCAAAGCAACTCGTTCTCCACCGTGCGCGGATCTTTCCAGCCGATCGGCGTGAAGAACGAGCGCTCCGACTCATAGCGCGCGGGCAGACAGAGATGCGCCCAGCCCTCCGTCTCTGTCTCTAAAATATGTCCCGTCAAATCGTTCTCAGCGAGGCGCTGTTGAATGATGACGAAGGCGGATAAGTTCTGATCGTTCGGGCGCGTCGGCATGGTGCCCTTCCACCAGTCGATGACGTTCTCAATCGCAACTTCCGAGAGATCATTCGCGGCGTTCGGGTCGTCAATACAGATGATATTGCCGCCCTCGCCCGTGACGCCCGCCGAAATCGACGTGATCAGGCGCTCGCCGCCCTGATCATTCGTGAATCGGCCCTTCGTATTTTGGTCAGAAGTGAGCTTGAAGCGATTTGCCCAGCGCTCCGAGTACCATTTGCTCTCAATCAAGCGCCGGCACTTGACCGAGTCGCGCAACGACAGCTTATCGTTGTACGAGCCGTACAAAAACGGTACGCCTGCGCCGCTCGTGTGGGACTTATGCGCCTGCGCCCACGTCCAGGCCGGGAATGCGACACTGGTGAGTGAACTTTTGCCGATTCTGGGCGGACAATTGATGATCAGGCGCCGAATTTGCCCATCCACGATCGCCTGCAGGTGCTCGCAGATGGCATCAATGGCCCAAGCGTCCTTCCAAGGCGCGGGATCTATGAATTTCCAGGCGTTTTTGTAAAAGACGTAGAGCGTTTCTTCGCAATCGGCTCGATCTAGGTCGAGTAGCTGCGCTTTGGTATCAATATGGTCGAGGGAAAGAAGAGGCACCGCCGCAATACTCGTTGCGGCGGTGCGTCATGTCAAGGTGCCCTGCCACACGGCACGCTAATGCCCACTATGGCTTGGCACAGCACCTGGAACGGAGGGCTGCGGTGCTGTTATTGGGCCGGGCCAGCCCATGCCCGAGCAGAGGACGCGTAACCGGACGTCGTGCTCGAAGCGTTCTCTACTCTACGTAGCTCCTGCCGCTGCCCTGCTGATCGCGCTCTGTGCCGTAGCCCCGCGTGCTGCTCTGCTGGCCCTCGCCCTCAAGCGTCCCCACGAGCCGTGCATACGCCTCATTCGCACGCACGGGCGTCTGAATGCTCGGCGCAAACTGTACCGAGTGCATCGAGAACGGCATGCCGAACTTGTCGAACCCGCCGATATTCACCGTGCGCTCGTCGTGGACGCGCACGATGATGCCCGCCTCGGGTTGATTCGCATCATCGCCGCCCGCGTTACGATGCCGGTTGTACACCAGGACCGTCCGTCCAATCAGATTATGCTCACCCATCTTCTTCTCTCTCCTCGTTATTGCAGACACCGGGATTGGCCTCTGCCCTAAATTCTTTATTGGCGGTGGATTCTACACCAGACACCGGCCAACGCATCACCTTGTACTTCAAAAAATCTGCCGCTGTATTCGCCGCCGCAAGATGCGCATCGTCGACGCCCCAGGCCGTCACCCACTCGCCGCCGCCTGGCCCGCACTTGCGCGCGATGATGATCACCTGATCGTAATCATTCGCTCTGCCGATCGCAGCGGCCTCAGCGACCGAGATCGGCGGACAGCCGTGGATGATGGTCACTGCTCAGCTCCGTCACTCAAAGCCGGGCCGGTGCTCAGGTTTTTCGAGGGTGAAGCTGGGTTGTCACTTCGGCAGTCATGCCGGGATACCGGTCCTCGCCCACAGACTTGCGCAGTTTGTAGAACGCATCCCATCCACCTTTCTCTTTAGCCAGCGCCGCCTCAAGGTCGCGGATGCGCTCACGTAAGAAGGCTAGATCACCGTTGCAATACGTGACTTCGTTGCGATGGTTGGCAAGCTCGGCGGCGATTGCGTCGTAGTCGGATGCCCGGACGAATCGCTCACCAGTGCCTAACCCTACGATGGCATTCCAGGCCGATAAGCTAAACCGGCGCACTTCAGCCATGCTCATCTCCCCGGTTCAACGTTGCGAGGGCGTCACGCAATTCGGTGAAGCGCGTGGCCTCATCGACGGTCAAATCAAGCGCAATGACGATGTTGCCGCGCACATCCCGCAGCGCCGCCTCAAGTACGGCAATTCG